CGGATTGACTATTGTAACCTTGTACATGGGCACCCGCCACATCATGGGGGCGACCTTCTTCCACGGTTCCATCACGGCGAATAACGTAGTGATAGCCAATACCAAACCAACCTTTGGCTCGATGCCATCGGTCAATATCTTCTTTACCAATGTTCATTTTTTCTGAGGTGGCTGAACAGTGCACCGCAATAAACTCAGTTTTATCTCGCTTTTTATAATTCATTTTGGAGGCTCCATGAGCCACGCATCGGGTATTTCTTTGTCGGCATAGATAAAGCCATACTTCACACACCAGTCGGCGTATGTGGTGTTACTTCTCTTAGCAATCTTCCCTTTGCTGTTAGAAAATACGAATCGAATATCCAGGTTTGGATGCTGCTTTTTAACAAGCAGGTGCTTCTGTCTATCGGCGGTAAGAAACCTACCTTTCGATTCAATGATAATGCCGTTCTCTAATACGAAGTCTGGTGTGTACTTCGCAGTTCGCTCAGGCTTGATGTAAGGGATCACAAGTTCCTCGAAAGTAAACTTGATGCCCTTACCCTGTAACTCTTGAGCTAACTTCTCCTCCAGCCCAGAGCGGAACCCGTAAACAAGTCCCACCTCTGTTGCTGATCGAGACTTAGAAATCCGCAGTTTCGTCCTCTTCACTGGTTTCTTCGCTGAAGTCATTGTTTACTTTATCGTTAGCTACGTATCCTTCTTCTTCACCGAAGCCGAAAGCTCCAGCTCCGCCACCTGAGAACTCCACCAAGTCAATCACCTGTACGGCTCGTACCCGAAGGGACAAACCAGCACCTGCAATAGCCGTGTAGTAAGGGAGGATTTCATATGAGACTTTGACTTTAGAGCCACCTGCGATGTTCACAGAAGAGTCTAGGGGTTTACCCTTTGAGTCGAACAATGCGGGACGCTGCTCAAAGCTATCACCACTCTTCATGGTGACCTTGGCTTTCAGTTTGAATCGGAATGTGGTGTTACCCGTTTCTTCATCAACTTCATAACCAGCAGTACCCTCTTTGATCTTCTTACCAGGGTTCTCTTTCTTTGCTTTCGCAATTGACTCAGCCAACTGTTCATCCAAAAAGGCGATGAGACTTGTGGACTCTTCAGTGGGAACTTGAAGAGACAACTTGTATTCACCGTCAGGATTAAACTTTGTGTCAGGCTTGGTGAGGTACGGGTACTGGGCAATACCAGCAGGTGTCACGTACCGTGGGGTTTTAGATTTTTTCATGGTGTCCTTATTTCAAATAACCATCGTAGGCTTCACGCATCTCAAGAATAATTCGGTTGCGTTCAGCCACAGTTTTGGCAATGCGGAAAGTGCCATCAGGGAGTCGGATCAGGAACATTGTGTTGCCTCTCATGTGGATTTATCCAATTGTGCAACTTTTTAAAATGTTCCAGATCTGGAAGTGTTTAGGCAAAGCAATAGCGTGAATCAACTACCTTAGAGACATCCAAGGTGCCATGCTCTGGGATGTCAGGCATGGAGCCTCGTTGCTTCTCCGAGAGCTGTAACTGAATCTCTTCACGGAATGTGCCAAGGACATCTATGGTGTCATAGATCTCCACAAAGGATTCCCGAATAATGTAAAACAATTTCTCTACATCACCTGCGGTTGTCCCGAAGCTGTCATGGATCATTGAGAAATTCTCAATACCTTCTTGATTAGCACGGGCAACACACAGCATCAGGTGGGCAGCATCACAGCTATGTACAAAGTTGGGGGCAATGCCTTGGCTCTGCTTACGGCGATCCAGCTTATCCTTATCCTGCTTCATGGTGAGGTAGACCAGCTTCCCGTTGATTGCTGTTTTGATCCTACGATCATTAACGTCAGCGTATGCTTGCATCACAGGGAAACCAATGGGTGTCGTCCAGCGAACTGGGAGTTGCTCTGAAGCTGCCAGAGATGCCACGCTCTGCAACCACTTCATCGCCTCTGCTGCTTTGACCAAGGTTAGGTTCACGGCTTCCCAGATCTTCTTAGCCATGTAGCTAGCCGCCATGTAGCCATCTCGACTAAAGGGAAACTCGGTGCCCAGCCGCTGTGCCTCCAACCTAGCAGGGGTGATCAGATCCTCCATCAACTGCTCACGGAAACCAAATTCCTTAGAGCCATATGGGAGGGTCATCACGCTTCGCTTGGTTGTCTTGCGGGTGATGCCAAACTTCAACCACTGCTGGGCTAATACTTTCGTACCTTCCTTGACGTAGGCAGTCCCCTGGTCACTGTGGAGTAGGGCATCCTCAGACCCACTTTGGGCATCTGCGTTGACCATCTCGATAACCCTGTCAGCTACTCGCTGGTACACATCTTGGGGGATGTCGTTGGGAACAAGGTTAACTGCCGATCCTCCTCGTTCATCTCGGAGCATGGCTGAGAAGTGTTGCAACCCAGAGCATGAACCGTCCAAAGCCACGGGCAATTTCGATATGAACGATTCACCATGTTCAACGTAACCTGCCCACTCAAAACAAAACGCAAGAAATTGCCACGGTTTATCAATGCTGATACCGCTGATCTCTGTACACCACCCTCGGTTATCAAAGGGGTTTTTAGCAATGGAAACAATTTCATCTTCATTCTCCAGTACCCACTCAACACGTTGTTCAAAACTAACCTTGTCATGACCTGCTAGGTTAGAACCATGGATTGCCAACCACTTCCATCCCTCAGACCCTAGGGGCTTACCATTGGCAAACCTGAGGAGTGCTTTCTGGGGATCAGAACCTTGGGGGTTCAAGTGTGGGACAGCGTAGATCCGCCCACGGAAGTCGAGCTGGTATGGGAAGAAGATCCTGCGAAACTTCTCATACCGTGAGGCAATGTTCAGAGAGATGTTGAAGCCAATACGCTTCCCAGCTAGGGACAAATTCTGAATGTGAATCTTTGCTGCTTGGATGCGGTAGTCCCTACGGGCTTCCTCGTTAGTCTCAATGTCTGCTGGGGTTGGTGGCATCTCAATGCCCTCACGGTTTGGTAACCCAGCAATGGTAGACCCATTATCCCAGAGTTCTTTCATGACTGCCAAGACTTGGCTGTTGATCTGCCATGGTGTTCTCTGGAGGCTGTTGATAGCGGAGTACACGATTGGCATTTCAACCTGTTGTAGCTCTTGGAGGTATGCCTGGTTCTTGGTCTTGACCAACTTGAGGGGCTTAATGTTGGAGGAGATGTAGCCACCATCATAGGGGTCAGTCCAGTCCTTAGGCTTGACCACCATAGGCTCGTACACAGGGCGCAGCATGGATGCTACATCATTGCGCTTCTCGATCCATTCAACAGTTTCGGGGGTGGGACGGACATATTTGATTGACTGGTTCTTGTCTGCCTTTTGGTGGGCAACCTCGACAATCCCTAGGGCATCAATGAGTATGTCCAGAAGTTTGATACCAACATGGAGGCGGTCAATCCTTGACCACTTGCTCCACTCATCAATCTTCTCAGCCTGACGTACAGCATAGTAATGCTTATAGTGTTGGGCTGAACGCTTCTTAGCTCCCAGAACCAGCTTCTCATACTGCTTCCTCTCAGCTAATCGGATCTTGGCAAAACGCAACTCATCTTCCACCGCAGTACCAATACCTACCGCTACGAACTGTAAGGTTCTGGCAGAGGAGATACCGCTTAGGACGTTCTTAAGGGACAAAAAGGACAAGACCCTGGGGTCAATATCTTTCAGCTTGTAGTAGGCTGACGCACGGCGACTCACTTGACCTGCACCTGCTTCCTCGATCCACTTGGCAATAGCCGTAGATAGGATCTCTAATCGGTGGGATAGGATAGTCTGCCCGTATGCCGTTCCTTCTTCACGGCTAGCTCTCTTGGCGTAATCAATACTTCTAAAATACTTCTCTGCACCCCTGCGGGTCATATCTTCTTCAAGTTGGATTTGGAGAGACATTAAGTCTTCCTGAGGTTCAACCATATCTTTCATCTAGTAGTCCTTAGAGAGTGTACTTGTAATAATACCTAGAGAAAGATGTCTCTAGATACTCTTTAGATTATCCAATTGTGCAACTTTTTAGGTCATTGATTCCTCCTCGATGTGTCACAGAATCTGTCACAAAATTTGACAGTAAATACTTATACCACAGAAACAGTTAAAAATCTAGAACTATTACTCTAAAAAAAGAGTTTTATACCCTGAGATATAAAACCCTTTCTATTCAATGGTAGGGGCAGCGAGACTCGAACTCGCACGGCTTAAAGCCTCAGGATTTTAAGTCCTGTATGTCTACCATTCCATCATGCCCCCATAACCCTTTTTAAGAGTCATGAGGTGTCACAAAGTGTGTAATAACAATTACTTAACTTTGTGCTAGATGGCTTGTTGACACAAAAAAGTGTCACAAACTGACACAGTGTGTCACTGGTTAACAGCCACAGGGAATGGCTGGTTAACTCTACGATATTCCTCAAGGGCAGCTTTGCCCTCTTTTAGTTTTGCTGGTGCCAAGTGCATATACCTTGCAGTGGTGAGGGGAGTGGCATGACCCATCCATTCTTGGATGAACTGAGCACTCTTGTCCTGCATTGCCAAGCGGCTAGCACAGGTATGCCTGAGCATATGAACCACGAACTGTGGGTCATCAGTCTTACCCAGCTCTGCCCTCACGTAGTCCCAAGCATCTCTGAGCTTGTTGTGGGTGAGGTCATTAAAGGTACGGGAGTTGTGCTTACGGCTCATTAGTATGTCATGCACCCTGTCGGTAGCTGGTACTGACCTAGGCTTGCTGGTCTTAGTCTCATCAGGGTGTAGGTGTAAACGTCCATCCCGATACTGGTTAGAACGGAAGTTTAACAACTCTGACTTACGAAAGCCTGTGTCCATAGCGCAGATAACGAAGTCTTTAAGAGCACTAAAGCCCAGCTTGTCACACATATTTAGAACCTTAAGTTCTTCCTCTACGTCCAACCAGCGGACTCTGTGGGTGCCCTGTGACCTACGCTTGATCCTGGGTAGGGTGTCAATCCAGCCCTCATCAGCGGCAGTCTTGAGCATCATCGAGAGGGCTGAGAGCTTCTTGTTGATGGTGGCACCAGTGTTACCCATGTCCTCCATCTCATCTACAAGCTCACGTATGGTGGCAGTTGTGACCTCCTTAACAGGAGTATCGTCCCCCAACATATTTAGGATGTGACCTGCTGCCTTGATGCTAGCGGTACTCTTAAGCTGACTCCAAGTATCTCTGACTGTGAGTCGATAGGCATCCTTGAGCGTCTCTAGGCTACCAACCCCTTGGGTACCAGATTTAAATCGCGTAGAGGGCTGTTTAGGGGCTTCTATGACCCCCTCTCGTATCAAGAGTTCCCTCTTTTCTACGAGCTGTGCTTCTTCAAGTGTCTTGCAGGAACGCCTTATGCGATTACTGCCTGACCCGATAGACACCAAGTAGGTGCTACCTCTGGGATAGATGGGCATTATAGATTCTCCATTATCTGTTTCACCACAGTTTGACCCTTTGGGGTGAGGCGCACGATCTTCTTACGTCTTTCCAAAGGGTCTTCTCTAGCCTCCACAAGCCCCAAACCTTTACGTCCTGGGGCAGATGGTTTGCTAAAAATTGAGAGGTATCGAGAGGCAGAAGCCATCCCGATCTCTGCTCTATCGGCAAGCTCTTTAACGCTTAAACCCTCATGTTGGGCTATGATCAGTAGGCAGTGTGCTTGCGCCATTGGCATATCTGAATCTAGTGCACGGAGGCTCTTCAAGAAGCTCATCGCTTTGCCGAACGTAGGCATCATTTTCTCCAGTTCTTGTTGGCTATAAGTCGAAACCTAATCCACTCTATTATAATTGCGGAACCCAAATAGTCAATACGTGGCAACAGTTTCCAATATGGAAGCATTTCAAACCACAGTTCGTAGCCTAGAAATACGAGGTACATAGCAGCTCCTTATACGCTTATATGATCAACCTAGGTAAACAGTTTAAGAATTGCAACTGTTTTTATCCTTGAAGATTACGAGTGCTCCAGAGTTCTCTAAGTCTCTGATTTGTATTGATAAATTTGTTAGTAAGTTCA